GTCAAACGAAGACCGAAGCCCAGAGCTCTGCTCACCAAGCCCAGGCAGGTGCTGAAAAAAACCCTGCACCGCAAGCAACAAGCACTACAAAAGCATATCGATCAGGGCTTAAGGTAGTGCCATTGGGATGTGATCCCATTTGCGACCCGGGGCACGGATGTCAGTTATCAGAGACTGGAACCCCGGTCGATCATCATCCTTGCCACTTTCTACCGCATCAGCATATTCGCCGACAATGGTGAAACCGCGAGTTTGGGCCAGTTCAGCCAGTGCGCGGCGCTGGGCGTCGATCGAGACGTCTGAACGGTCCTTCGACGATCGCAGGTAGGTCACCGCATTGGTCACTTCTTGACGGCGCATCACCATCTCCCTCAAAGCCATCAACAAAGCCATGTACGGGCGCTGCGTGCGCTTGGTCGATCAGTAGGCGGGCGATGGCTTCCAGGCCAGCCGCCGATGGTTGCCCAATCGCCCGCACGGTGATCTGCGTTGGTGCCCTCCCTCTACGTTCCGAGGTCACAGCGGCCGTACGCTCAGTGCATCAACGCGACCGACAAGATGGGCCGTGGAAGATGCATGGACACCATGAACGCGCTGTTCGCTCCGAGCATCAAGGGCTTTCTGGTGTTGCTGCAAGCGCAGCACACCGTGTGCCGGTATCATGGCAATGATGCAGGTGGGGTTTATGGACAAGCTGCTGCGAGGGTTGAGTTTGGCGGTCATGCATGTTTATACCGGGCAACCCCACGGCTTTTCTCAGCAGGCCTGCCAGGTCACGCCTGCACGGCGGCGACGGCCGATTTGGACACGACGGGCATTCCAATGCGTCATCACAACAACAAGGAGAAACAGGGTGGCGAAAACCTTCAAGAACGGCATTTCATGGCATCGGCTGCTCGAGGCTGCGCCGCTGGCGGCACTGGCGACCTTTCTTGAGACGGCCGACAAGGGAGAATACGGCGCCATCTTCTCCGGATTGCCGTGGCAGGGCGGCGGCGAGGATACCGGCGACGCCACGCTCCGCGCACAACTCATCGATCTGGGCAACGAACTCAAGGCCGATGCCGCCGTTCCACTGGATCGCCACGCGCAACGGATCCTGACGCTGGCCGAAGGTCGTGGCGTCGAGCCCGTCAACCGGGTTGCGGCGAAGCTATTCGAGCAAACGCATATCGATGCGTTTGACGCGCAACTCGATGATCTCGGGCGCAGTCTGTGGCTCTACCAGTACGAACCCGCGCTGTTCGACGAAGCCGAGAGCCTCTTCTACGCGGACCATTACCGCAACTTCGGCGGAATGTACGAGGCCTTCGAGCTCGACGCCGACACAACGGTGGCTTTCGTCTGGAACGACAGCGTCAAACAGGCGCTGGAAGTCCAGATCCAGAAGCGCCTCGAACTGACCGGGCGCTGCACGGTGACCCACCTGCAGGTAACGGGCAAGGACCAGGACGGAAAGGAACAGCAGCAGCACCTGGTCATCGTTCGCCATGGCGGGCCGTTGTCCAGCGTGGCCGAGTTTCGGGAGGCCGATGGCAGCCGGGCGGAGCGCTACTACCGTCCGCTGAACGAAGCGACCTTGCTGTTTTCGCCGGACGAGGGTCTTCTCGAAGTGTTCTCCGCCAGCCCGAGTGTTCGCCAGCAAGTCGCAACCTGCTTCGCAGAAGTCGGCCTCAAGATCGATCTGTCGGTCAGACCGCTGACGCTCAAGCAGTACAACTTCAAGCGCTTCCTCACCTCACTGAACCTGAGCACACCCACGATCGCCGGGTTCGACGTCGAGCGGGCCGCCGTGGTGGACGTCGAAGTCCGCCCGGACAACCCCAAGCATCGCGCTGGCCTCAAGGTCAGCATCAGCGACGATATCGAGGAAGTGGCCGAGGCGTTGTTCGGCCAGGATCACCTGTTCAAGCGGGCCACCAGCATGGCCCGCATCGTCATCGCCGTGCGTTACACCCAGTACGGCACCAAGAAAAGCAAAACGCTCAACATCACGCTTTCGGAACCGAATCGATGCAATCTGCGCAGCAACCGGGATCCGGTACAGCGGGACTTGGGTTACGCACTGCTGACAGCCTGGGACGTCCTGCATCAGGTCAAGCCGCTCACGCGGATTCAAGAAGATGCTCTGTTTCCGGCACTGCTGCAGTTGTTTGACCTGACCAAGAAGGAAGTGCCAGGGCGATTCTTCCTCACCCGCGGACTGGATCCCGAGGCACTGCTCGAGGGCGGCTTCATCGAACCCCGTGGCCGCTACGTCGGCTTGTTGCTGGACGAGGATGGCACCACTCACGAGGTCAAGGTACGTTCGGCAGGTAAGCCCGGCGTGATCGCCTACGACCATCCGAAGGACGGGAGCACCGTCGAATTACCGGCATCGGCTGTCGAGAAATACGCCATCCGGCGGGACTGGCTCGATGAGATCGTCCTCAAACGCCTCAAAAGCCCCATGGTCAGCGCCACGTTGACCAAACTCGACGAAAACCTCACCTACCTCGGCAAAATCAAACTCGGGGCGGACGTTGTGCCTTGCTACCTGGCTCGTGATCTGAGGTCGCCGGCGACCCTGCAGCGTCTCGATATCCTGATGCGTGCCCGAAGCGACAAAGGCGTGGGCCTGGTGCTCTCGGCAGGTCGAGACCACCCCTTATGCCTGGGGCCGAACGTCATCGCAGCGGTGGCCGATCACTTGGCTGGCAGTGATCACGAGTCGTCGCTCGACATCGACCAGCTGGCCAGTGTTTTCAATCAGGGCAAGCAACTGGCCCGCGGCGGAATGGTCGTGGCTTTGGTCAAGAACGACAACTACAGCGCAACGCTCTACATCCCCGGCAAACCGTCACTCGCGTTGGCTGGAGTCAAGGCGATCGGCTTTTTCCAGGCGCTGGTCGATGCCTATCACAAGGGATCGCCAGCCGTGCCTACCAAGCATTTGATGAACGCTGCCGGTTCTGCTTCGGGCAGTCCCAGCCAGCTTTTCCCGAAAGAATTCTAGCCTTCTGTTGACGGCGTCTACGTAGGCTTTCCGCCAGGGGTCAAGCGAGGCAGCTATCAGCTGCTGGTGTAAATCACCGCAGTTACGTCAAACGTTCGTTCAAAAAGCCGCCTCGAGCGGCTTTTTTTGTGTCTGCGTGGTTCAGCGAAGCAGCGCCGACTCGAGTGCCAGACGCCATCTCACTTACGTCTCACTTAACGGCGTGGAGCGTCTCACGTCGCATGAGAAGAATGGGTAACTCCTAAACGAACAAGGAGTTACACCGTGCCACACGATCACGTCTATTTCAAAGCGGCCATCAATGCGGCAACCACCAGAGCATACCAGATGGCGACTCGTTTCGGACTTTCGCGCGCCGACCGAGAGGATCTCCACCAGGAGCTGATGCTCGACTTGCTGGAGCGTGCCGAGCAGTTCGACCCCGGTAAGGGTAGCCCCGGGACCTTTACGGGTATGGTTTCCCAGCATCGGGCGTCCGAGTTTCTGTGCCAGTTGACCAAGGACCGCTCCCGTTTGAGCTTTTGTTCGGGAGACGCCGCCAACCAAAACGAGTCCGGTGATCTCGACGTGCTGGCCGTCACCGATTCCGTTGTGCCCCAGTGGGGCGAAGTCACCAACGGCTTTGACGCACTTCACTTCGCCCGCGACCTCGACCAGGCCCTCAGCCGGATGGACGACGAGCAGAGAGCACTGTTCGCCCTACTAATTGAGCATCAGGACATCCCCAGCGCCTGCGAGGTGTCCGGCGTTTCTTCCGCCACTTTCTACCGACGGGTCGCCGAGTTGCGGATGCATCTGCGCATGTTCGGGCTCAAGGCGGCGGCCTGATAGTAGCCGCCACACCTCCCTGAGAAAAATCGCCTGCTCCCCCGGTAAAAACAATCAGACCCCGCAGTTTTTCTGCTGCGGCCAACTGACGGAGATTTGATGAACGCCTTCGATCCCACCTCTGTGCTGTCCCAAAGCGAGCCGAGCCTCCGGACTGCTACTCGCGAACGTCCGCTGTACGTACCGGCCACGCCGCTCACCGAAGCGGCACTGTGCGACTGGATCGCCAATTCGGTGCGCGGCGAGCGCCTCCAGTATCACCAAGGCCTGCTGCTGGTCGACCGATCGGAGGCCACCAGCCCCTTTCCGTCCAAGGAGCGCCAGCGCATCCATGCCGTGGCCAAGCGGGCCTGGAATGCCTGCGAACTCGGCCTGGTGCATCTGGTGAGCCAGCGCATCGAGCCCTTCGTCTTTCGCTACATCGCCGTCCGCGCACGGATGACCCCCGACGCAGCGCAGGTTCGCAAGCAACTGCGCAGCACGGCGCACTGACCTCTTCATCACCAAGGAGCCCATCCAAATGGCCATTTCGCTTTCCCAACTCACCCGCGCCAGCGCACCGAAGCCGCCCCGTATCCTGATTCACGGCGTCGCCGGCGTCGGCAAGACCACCTTCGCCGCCGGCGCCAGCAACCCGGTCTTCATCCAGACCGAAGACGGTCTCGGCACGATCGAAGCTAGCCACTTCCCGATCGCACGCTCCTTCGAAGACGTCATCGACATCCTGGTCACCCTCTACAACGAGGAGCACGATTTCAAGACCGCCGTCGTCGACAGCGCCGACTGGCTGGAACCGCTGATCTGGGCGAAGACCTGCAAAGAGTACGGCTGGAAGGATCTGGAGGCTCCTGGCTATGGCAAGGGCTACCTCGCCACCATGGAGTTCTGGCGCCAGTACCTCGACGGTCTGAATGCTCTGCGCGACGAGCGTGGCATGACCATCGTGCAGATCGCCCACACCGACATCAAGCGCTTCGACAGCCCGGAGCACGACCCCTACGACCGCTACGTGATCAAGCTGCACACCCGCGCCGCCGCCTTGCTGCAGGAGCACGCCGACATCGTGCTCTTCGCCAATTACCGCATCAGTACCGTCAAGGCCGATGTCGGTTTCAACAAGAAGGTCAATCGCGCGCTCGGTTCCGGCGAACGGGTCATCCACACCGCCGAACGCCCGGCCTTCCTCGCCAAGAACCGCTACGGCCTGCCCGACACCCTGCCGCTCGACTGGTCGGCGTTCGCGCAGGCGATGCCGGACAGCCTGAAGACCGCGCTCGTCGATCACTGAATGCCTCTTTTTATCGCAACGGAGAAATATCATGGCTTCATTCGGACACATTTTCGACGCCGCGACCGTCGAACCCGCCACCCCTTTTGAAATCTTTCCGCCGGGCAAGTACCGGGTACAGCTCGTCGCCAGCGAAATGCGTCCGACCAAGGACGGCATGGGGCAATACCTGCTCCTCGAACTCGACGTGCTCGAAGGACCGTACGCCGGGCGCAAGCTGTTCGACCGCCTGAACCTCGTCAATGCCAACCCCGATGCCGTGCTGATGGCGCAGCGCAACCTGTCGGCCCTGTGCCGCGCGGCCGGCAAGATGCAGGTCAGCAACAGCGAGCAACTGCACCTGATCCCGATCCAGGTCGACGTCAAGGTCCGCCCGCCGAAGGGACAGTACGGCGAGAGCAACTCGATCCGTTATTTGCCGGGCAGCGATGCGCAGCCTTCGCCGCCTGCGCCAGCCCCTGCGGCCCCGGCTGGCTTCGCCCGTCCGACCCCTGCGGCCACCGGCACGCTGCCCTGGAAACGTCAGAGCTAAGACGATGACGGTACAGGACGCCATTTCGTTGCCCGACAGCGCACCCGCCTGTCGCGAGCGCCTGGTCGAGCTGCAGGGCGAGATCGCTTCGATCAAGACCCAGATCGCCACGGCGGACATCGCCCGTCAGGCCCGGCGCGGCGCGCTCGATCCCCAGGGCTTCCATCGGGCTCGGACGGCGCTGCGTTTCAAGCAGCAGGAGCTGGCCCGGGTGTCGGCGCATCTGGCCACGCTCTCGGGCGACCGCCCTCGGGAGCGCTTCAAGGACACGCTGATCGGCGTGCTGCGCGAGCACCTCCCGGACGACGCCTGGCAGTCCGCCCTGGGGGTTGCCCGCGCTCGCCATGTCAGGGAGGTCCCAGAATGACCCCCTATTCCCTGCACCCCGCAGCCGAGATCTTCCCGGAGATGGATGCACCGACCCTCGCCGGACTGACGGCGGACATTGCGGCCAACGGCCAGCACGAACCCATTCTCATCCTGGACGGGCAGGTCATCGACGGCCGTTGCCGCCTGCGGGCCTGCGAGCAACTGGGCATCGAACCTCGGGTGCGCCACGTCGGCGCAACCGAGGCGGGTGATCCCTGGGTTCTCGCCGTATCCCTCAACCTGCACCGCCGGCATCTGACCGAGAGCCAGCGGGCCATGGTCGCCACCAAACTGGCCACACTGGCGAACGGCAGCAACCAGCATGCGCCAATTGGCGCACCCTCGCAGGAAGCCGCAGCGGATTTGCTGAATGTGAGCCGTCGCTCGATACAGCGCGCACGAGCTGTCGTCGATCACGGCACGCCGGAACTCGTGACCGCCGTCGAGCAAGGCGAGGTCGCCGTTTCTGCCGCGGCCGATCTGGCCCGTCTGCCCGCCGACACACAGCGCGAAGTCCTCACCCGCACCCCGGACGAAATTCGCGCCATCGCCCGCGAGGTCAAGGAGCGCATTGCTGCGGCCGGCGTCTGCGGTCCGTCCGCCGTGCGCATCTTCGACCGGGTCGCCCAGGAGCAAGAGCTCTCCGGCAGCGAACAGTGCTCGGTCGTCGAAGCGATCAAGGCCAATGCGCCAGCGCTGCCCACCCCCTCGGAGGCCAGGCGCATCGCCGTGGAGGGGAAACCCGGTCTTGCGGTGCTCGCCACCGACGGACGCTACCACACCGCGCCGGTAGACCCGCAGGAGGCCGCGCGTCTGGAGCGCTGGATGCGCTTGCGCGAGGGCCTGGAATCGCTCGCCACCGTTCCTTTCCCGCCCACCGAAGCCCTGACCTCGATCCCGGCCTATCAGCAGCGCAACGTCACCGAGTGGCTGTCGCGCGCGGTTCCGTTCCTTCAAGAACTCCACCAACTCTGGAGCCAACACCATGCGTAATCCCATCATGAGCCATCTGCGCGGCGCCGTACGCGAAGAGATCCTCCACGCCTTCGAAGTCACCGGCCATGCCAGACCGCGCGATATCGCGCGCCTGGTCTGCGCCACCCGCACGGCGGACATCCTCACGCTGGGCACCCGCCTCGCCGAGGACGCGCTGACCGAAATCGCGCGCCGCGAACTCAAGAAAAGCACGCAAGACCGGGACCCGGTCAGCCAGATGGAACTGCCTGGGGTGCCCGCGAGCCTGATCAGCCAACTGCCGCAGGCCATCAGCATTCCGGTGGAAGACACGGACCTCGACCACGATGAGTGCGTGATCTACAAGCCGTTGACGCAGGCTACGCTGGCCGAACTGGACGCCCATCTGGGATTGCTGTCGGATCAGATCGTTGCCGACACCCGGCGTCACCGCGCCTTGAAAGAATTGCGCGACCTGGCAGGGGCCGCCGGCGCCACCAGCGACAGCCTGATCCTGGCCAGTCTGAGCTTGAAAGAATTGCGCGACCTGGCAGGGGCCGCCGGCGCCACCAGCGACAGCCTGATCCTGGCCAGTCTGAGCGGCGCGCACGCTCGCCATGTCAGGGAGGTCTTCCATGGCTGACTTGCCGATCGTCGTCAGTCCGACCCGCGAAGCTATCTTTTCCGCCTACGAGGCAGATGCCCGCCAGGGCTTCCGACCCCACCTGGGCGCCTCGCTGATCGGCAAGCCCTGCGAGCGGTCGCTGTGGTACGACTTTCGCTGGACCACCGTCGCCCAGCATCCGGGCCGACTCCTGCGCCTGTTCGAGACCGGGCAGCTGGAAGAAACCCGCATCGTCCGCAATCTGCGGCGCACCGGCGCCACCGTGCTCGAAGTCGATCCCGAAACCGGGCGGCAGTGGCGGGTCGAGGCGCACGGTGGTCACTTCGGTGGATCACTCGACGCCGTCGCGCTGAACCTGCTCGAAGCCCCCAGGACGTGGCATGTGCTGGAGTTCAAGACGCACGCGTCGAAGAGCTTCGTCGAACTCGTCGCCAAGGGCGTGCGCCAGGCCAAGGCACAGCACGACGCGCAGATGCAGATCTACCTGCGCCTGACCGGCATCACCCGGGCCATGTACCTCGCGGTGAACAAGAACAACGACGACCTCTACGTCGAACGCGTCGAACTCGATGTCGACTCCGCTGACCGTTTGCTGGCCAAGGCGGGGCGGATCATCTTCGCCGCCCGCCCACTCGACCGGGTCAGCGAGGATCCGGCGTGGTACGAGTGCCGGATGTGCAGCCATGCCGAGGTCTGCCGGGGGCAAGCCGCCGCGGCGGTGAACTGCCGCACCTGCCTGGCTTCAACGCCGGTCGACGGCGGCTGGTGGTGCGAGCGCCACGAGCGGTCGCTGTCCGAAGCGGATCAGCGCGCCGCCTGCGACAAGCATCTCTACATCCCCGACTTGGTTCCCGGCGAGCAGATCGACGCCGGTCCGGACTGGGTCAGCTATCAATTTCTCGATGGCGGCATCTGGCGCGACAGCGGCCGCGACAAGCACTCGGAGCATGCGCCATGACCCTGACCCTGCGACCGTACCAACAGGCGGCCATCGACGGCATCTACCAGTATTTTGAGGGCGAGGCCGGCAATCCCCTGGTAATCATCCCGACCGCCGGCGGCAAATCCCTGGTGATGGCCCGCTTCATCGAAGGCGTTCTGAAGGCCTTTCCCGACCAGCGCATCCTGGTGGTGACGCACGTTCGCGAGCTGATCGAGCAGAACCATGGCGAACTGATCCGGCTCTGGCCCGAAGCGCCGGCCGGCATCTATTCGGCCGGGCTCAAGCAGCGCAACCTCACGGCGCGCATCCTGTTTGCCGGCATCCAGTCCATCCACCAGCGCGTCTACGACGTGCAGCAGTGCGACCTGGTGCTGATCGACGAGGCGCATCTGATTCCGCGCTCGTCGAACACGATGTACCGGCGCTTCCTCGATGGACTCACGCGGCTCAACCCACTACTCAAAGTGATCGGCTTCACCGCCACGCCGTTCCGCCTGGATTCTGGTCTGCTGCACGAGGGCGACGGCGCGATCTTCACCGACATCGCGTATGAAGTCTCGGTGCGCGAGCTGATCGACCAAGGGTATCTGTCATCGCTGGTGTCCAAGCGCATGGCGACGCAACTCGATGTCGGCGGCGTCGGCACCCGCGGCGGCGAGTTTATCGCGCGCGAGTTGACTGCCGCCGTTGATCGGGACGCGATCACGCAAGCGGCTGTGGGCGAAATCGTCAGCTACGGTGAGACACGCCGCTCGTGGCTGGTGTTCTGCTCCGGTGTCGAGCATGCGCTGCACGTGCGCGACGCGATCCGGGCGCACGGTATCTCCTGCGAGACCATCGTCGGCGAGACCCCGAGCGCCGAGCGTGAGTCGCTGATCGAGTCCTTCAAACGCGGCGAGTTGCGCTGCCTGACCAACGCCAACGTGCTCACCACCGGTTTCAACGCACCCGGCGTCGATCTGGTGGCCATGCTGCGACCGACCAAGTCGGCGGGCCTGTACGTGCAGATCGTCGGTCGCGGTTGTCGCCTGGCGCCGGGCAAGCACGACTGCCTGGTGCTCGACTTCGCCGGCAACATCGCCCGGCACGGGCCGATCGACGCGATCAAGCCGAAGCGTCCCGGCGAGGGTGACGGCGAGGCGCCGGTCAAGGTCTGCCCGGACTGCGCCAGCATCGTTCATGCCGCGGTACGGGTCTGTTCCGATTGCGGACACGCCTTTCCGCCACCCGAGCCGAAGATCGAGGCCCGGGCCAGCACGCTCGACGTGCTCTCGCGAGTCAGCAAGCTCGAGTGGGTAGACGTCAGCCGGGTGCACTACACCCGCCACGAGAAGCCCGGCAAGCCGCCTTCGCTGCGCGTGGAATATTGGTGCGGCCTGTCCGCGCATCAGGAGTGGATCTGCGTCGAGCACGCCGGCTACCCCCGGCAGAAAGCGGCGACCTGGTGGGCGGCGCGCTCGCCGGGCACGGCACTGCCGATGAGCGTCGACGAAGCGCTGCAACACGCGTCAGCCTTGCGGCGACCGGCGCAAATCGCGGTACGCCCGAGCGGGCGTTACACCGAAATCGTCGCGGCGAGGTTCTGATGCTCTGCGACATTTGCCGCCGCGAAGACCGCGGCCTGGGTTACTCACCCCGTCTGACCCGCCAGAGCGGTCCCGATCTGTGGGCCTGCTCGATGCGGTGTCTCGACACCATCACGAGGCACAAAGGAATGATTGATCCCAATGAACATGAAGCAGCAGCACTTTGTCAGGCGAGTGCAGTCGGTGGCGAGTACATCGAATCGCTCGGTCGCACCGATCTGGCGCAGTGGTCGGAGCACGAATGGACGACGCTGATCGACGTCGTGGTCACGGCTTTCCAGGATCACCTGCGGGAAGCCTACATCCAGTACCCACCGTTCTGAGGAGAACCCATGACCGCTTCCAGTTTCATGGCCCGGTTGGGCGCCAAACTCGTCGACGCCGGATTCCCGATCCTGCCGATCCAGCCGGGCACCAAGAAGCCGGGTGTGTTTCGCCGCGGGGCGTGGCGGGAGTACCCGGCCTGGAGTCGCCACTGCGAGCGCGACACCACCGACAACGAGATCGACGTCTGGGGCGACTGGCCGGATGCCGGCATCGGCATTGCGGCCGGGCGGGTGATCGGCATCGACATCGACGTCCTTGCGGATCCGCCACTCGCCAAGCACATCGAGGTACTGGCCCGCGAGCTGCTGGGCGACACACCCGCGTTGCGGATCGGGCGGGCGCCCAAGCGCCTCCTGGTCTATCGCGCCGACCAGCCGTTCAAGGGGTTCAAGCTGCCGCCAATCGAGGTGCTCGGCCTGGGCCAGCAGTTCATCGCCTACGGTATTCACCCCGACACCGGGCAGCCCTACGACTGGCCGCTGGAGACGCTGGCCGAGATCACGATCGACGAACTGCCGACGATCAGCGAGGCGCAGGCGCACGCGTTCGCGGACGCCGCGATCGCCCTGGTGCCGCCTGAACTGCGGCCGGCGCGGCTGCCGCATGTTAAAGGCGCTGAGGCCGTCACTGCCGCTGCCGGCGAACAGCGCGGCACGCTCGAGGCGGTGACCGAGGCGCTGTGCTTCATCGCGAACGATGACCTCGACTACGACAGTTGGGTGCGCATCGGCCTGGCGATCAAAGGGGCGCTGGGTGATGACGGCTGGCCGCTGTTCGAGGCCTGGTCGGAGCGGGCGCCGAAGAATGTGCCCGAGACGACGGTCAGGGCCTGGAAAGGCCTGAAGGCGACCCGGATCGGCGCCGGCACGCTCTACAAACTGGCGCTGGCGGCGGGCTGGGAGCCGGCACCATCGCTGCAACTCAACGGCGCGCTGGTGGTGAACGGCGCCCATCCCGCGAAGGAGTTTCTGGAAATGCTTGACAGCACCAAACCGATGCTCGGTCCCGTGACGGTACCGGACAAGAAAGTCGCGCCGAAGGTGCCCCAGCCGACGTTGATGCCGTTTGGCTGGAATCAGGTCGGGGGGGTCATTGCCGACATGATGCAGCTGATGGACCGCAGCGCGAAGCGTTCCCAGCCCGTACTTGCACTGGGAGCTTCCCTAGCCGCTGTCGGCGCGCTGATGGGGCGTAAGTACCGCACGGCGAGCAACATCCGTTCGAACCTCTACGTCGTTGGGGTTGCCGAGAGTGGCGCTGGCAAGAACAACAGCCGGCTGGTGATCAACGAGCTTCTTCGCCGAGCCGGGCTGCTGCAGTACCTCGGCGGCAACAAGATCGCCTCCGGTTCGGGGCTGCTCAATGCGTTGTCTCGGCAGCCTTCGCCGCTGTTTCAACTCGATGAATTCGGCATGTTTCTGTCGGCGGCTGTCGACCGCAAGCGCTCGCCGCGCTATGTCTGCGAGATCCTGGATCTGCTCACCGAACTCTATACGACGTCGGGTACCACATACTTCGGCATCGAATACGCTCAGAGCCAGGCAGATGCCGCGCATCGGGCGATTCATCAACCCTGTGTTTGTGTCTACGGCACGACGACGCCGGTGCACTTCTGGCAGGCGCTACAAGCGGCCAACGTCGCCGATGGTTCGCTGGCGCGGTTCCTGATCCTGCAGACGGAGGAGGACTTCCCGGATAGCAACAAGGACTTCGGCGTCATCGATCCGCCCCAGGGGTTGATTGATCGCCTACTGCTGATCCATCAGGGCGGGGGCAAGCTGTCGGGCAACCTCAGCGATATCGGTGGCGTGGATCAGGTGTCGCCGACACCCCGCGTGGTGCCAATGAGCGACAAGGCCAAGGCAGGATTCAAAGCGCTTGACCGCGACCTCCTGAATGACCTGCGCGCCTCGTCCGGCAGCGGTTTCGCGTCGATCCTGGCGCGCATCGAGGAGAACGCCACCAAGCTCGCGCTGATCCGCGCGGTGTCGCGCGATGCGGTGGATCCGCAGATCCAGAAAGAGGACGCCGACTGGGGCATTCTCATCGCACGGCATTGCGCCAATCAGACCATTCGTGAAGCTTCGATGCGTGTTTCGGAGAACGTCATCGAGTCGAATCACAAACGCGCGCTCCTGATCCTTCAAGAAGCGGGGCCCGAGGGGATGTCCAAGCATGAGTTTACGCGCCGTACGCAGTTCATTGTCGGCGCCGGGGTGAAACCGGCGTTCACAAGCCGACATAAATCTGGTGCGAGCAAAGCGGGAGCTGTGGTCCGCAACTTTGGTTTGAGGGTGCAAAGAGGGGGCCGGCCCGTCCGTGGGAAGGTGCGGTCGGTGCTGGCTGGCCGAGGACGGTTTGTGAATCAGGCGTCGTGCTGCTCGCGCATCCGGTAGGACGGTCCTTAACAGA